CATCTACATCTAATACATTTATTACATTTTCATCATTAGTATAATTAAACCAATTTTCATTCGGTCTTTCAGTTCTATTACTTATTATAGTCCATATTAATTCTTTAACAGGATGATTGAAATTTAGTCTTACTTTATTACTTAATGATTCAAATCCAGTAAATTGTAATTGTTCTATTAAATATTCATGTGATGTTTGTGCAAATTTTCTTCTTTCATCAGTATCTAAATATACATAATCCACCCATAAAGATGCTGCTAATTCCATAGTACTTGGTAATAAACTTCCATCACCATTTGTACATTTTTTAGCATCTTCAAATTGTATATTAATTTTAACTTCATGATATTGTAAAGCAATTAAAGGTAGTGCTAAGCCAACATTTCTACAAAACCAAAATTCTAAAGGTACATATAATGTATCTAATAATAATTCATTTGTAGAGGATAGAGTTTCAACTATCAAACCAGTTACTATTATCGAATTAACAACATCTGATGTAGTATCTTTTAATTCAGTATCACTTGCATTTAAATCAAAAACAGATAAATCTAATAAAGTAAAATCATTACTAGTATCTCCAGTTTTATATCCTGCACCATTTTTATGAATTGTAACAACACTATCACTACCGGTTAGAACTTCGACTTTTAATTGAAGACCGAAACCACTTCCACCTTTTACTAATGGATAGTATATTCCTGGCTTTACTGTTGAAAATTGAACTACACTGAGAGTAGGATTTCCTTTCATTATAGAAGCACCTTTGCTTCCTGAACCACCAACCATTTTGAAATAACCTTCTTTTTTTGATACTGGTAATGATAATTCATTCCAGATATACATCCAATCTGAATGATGTTTGTCCATTTTTTGACCACCAATTTCGACTTCAGCATGTTTTATAACCCTTAAACCAAAATACGGGCATAAATTATTTGCAGATGATTTTATAACTAAATAAGTTCTAGATATTAAATCACCATTTCTAGCAATAGTACTAGTTACTCTACTGCCATATCCAACAGTACCATTAAAAGTTTGTTGTATAGATTCTAAAGCAAAGTTTGTATGTCTTCTATAAACTACTTTAAAGAATGTTATTTGTGGATTACCGGTTAGATAAACATCTTGAGCACCATAAGCAACTAATTGTAATAAACCACCGCCCATATATTATATGTATCTTATATTATAATAATAGAAAAAAAAATAGAAAAAATATCTAGTTGGAGTAAGCAATACCACCCATACCAGATAATATTCTTAATACGTTGTAATTTACAGCGAATATAGATACTTGACAACTTGTCAAGCTAGTAGCAGCATATTGTAAGTCTAATACAGCAGTATCTATACGAGACATATTCAAACTTCCAGATGGTTGATGTTCTTCTGGTTTTAATGCAAAAGAATATACATTGATACCTGCATTATTTGGTACATTTTCGTGATGTTGGTAAGGTTGAACTAAATTGAAATATCTACCATCTCTAGCATAGAATCGGTCATTGCCATTTAATATTAATTTACCTAGAGTTACACCATTCAAGGAATCACTCGATGGACCTAACATATTAGAAATGGTAGAATACTTATAACCATCATTGCTATTGGCGGTAACTACAGTCTGGTTTTTTGTATAGTTGAACCAATTATTGTTAGCAGTTGCGGTTGTTGTATTTGTGTCATGTACAACCCATACCAATTCTTTAACAGGATGATTGAAATTTAATTTGATTTTGTTAGAAGCAGATTCACGACCAGTATATTGTAATTGTTCAATTAAATATTCATGAGAAGATTGAGCGAATTTTCTTCTTTCATCAGTATCTAAATAGATATAATCTACCCATAAAGAAGCGGTTAAAGAACCACCTTCACTAACGGTACTACCTGTATTTAAAACATTTAAAACTTCTTCAAATTGAATATTTACTTTAACTTCATGATATTGTAAACCAATTAAAGGTAAAGCTAAACCAATATTTCTACAGAACCAGAATTCTAATGGTACATATAATGATTTATCTTTCAAATCACCACCCGAACCACCTATCATTTCAAAATAACCTTCTTTTTTACCAATAGGCATACTTAATTCATTCCAGATATACATCCAATCAGAATAATGTTTATCTATTCTTTGACCACCAATTTCGACTTCAGCATGTTTTATAGCTCTTAAACCAAAATAGGGACATAATTTAGTTACATTGCCACCAACCCCTAACACCAAATAAGCTCTAGATATTAAATCACCATTTCTAGAAATAGTAGCAGTTACTCTACTGCCATAAGCAACAGAACCATTGAAAGTTTGTTGTATAGATTCTAAAGCGAAGTTAGTATGTCTTCTGTAAACAACTTTGAAGAAGGTAATTTGAGGATTACCAGTTAAATAAACATCTTGCGCGCCATAAGCAACTAATTGTAATAGACCGCCTCCCATAATTAATATTATCTAATTTAATATGAGAAAAAAAATTTGAAATAAATTTAGTTAGAATAAGCTATACCTCCCATTCCAGACAATATTCTTAATACATTATAATTTACAGCAAATATAGATACTTGTTTTTCAGAAGAAGAATTCTCAACTTTATAACCTTCTGCATATTGCAAATCTAATACAGCAGTATCTATTCTAGACATATTTAAACTTCCAGATGGTTGATGTTCTTCGGGTTTTAATGCAAAAGAATATACATTGATACCAGCATTATTTGGTACATTTTCATGATGTTGGTATGGTTGAACTATATTGAAATATCTTCCGTCTCTAGAATAAAATCTGTCATTACCATTTAATATTAATTTAGCTTGTTTTATAGGATTTGATTCTGGTCCAGGACCCATTTTTGTAATATAGTCAGAATATGGAAAATCATACACTGCTGATGACCCATCAGTTGATGCCTTTGTATTAATGGCGCTTCTAACAAGAGAACTTGTCGTAATAACATTTGTTGTATAATTAAACCAATCTTCATTAACTAAAGTACTATCGTGAACAACCCATATTAATTCTTTAACAGGGTGATTAAAATTTAATTTAATTTTATTAGTAGCAGATTCTCTACCGGTTTATTGTAATTGTTCAATTAAATATTCGTGAGAAGATTGAGCAAATTTTCTTCTTTCATCAGTATCTAAATAGATATAATCAACCCACAATGAAGCAGATAAATTAGATGCGACATCAGAACCAGTGATACCATATTTTTGAACCAAGTTAGCATCTTCGAATTGAATATTAATTTTAACTTCGTGATATTGTAAACCTATTAATGGTAAAGCTAAACCAATATTTCTACAGAACCAAAATTCTAATGGTACATATAATGATAAATTAGCTAATTCATCACCACCTTTGCCACCAACCATATTATAATAACCTTCTTTTTTTCCAACAGGCATACTTAATTCATTCCAGATATACATCCAATCAGCATAATGTTTATCTATTCTTTGACCACCTATTTCTACTTCAGCATGTTTTATAACTTTTAAACCGAAATATGGTACTAATTTTTTATCAGTTGTTTTGATAACCAAATAAGTTCTAGATATTAAATCACCATTTCTAGAAATAGTAGCAGTTACTCTACTACCATAAGCAACAGAACCATTGAAAGTTTGTTGTATAGATTCTAAAGCGAAGTTAGTATGTCTTCTATAAACAACTTTGAAGAAGGTAATTTGAGGATTACCAGTTAAATAAACATCTTGTGCACCATAAGCAACTAATTGTAATAGACCACCTCCCATTTTTTTATATTCTATATCTAAATAAGATTTTTTATTATTAAATATTCAAGTATTTTTTTATTTTTTCTAATTCATTTTCCAATTTTAAATTTTTATTTTCTAAATTTTCTATTTTATTTTCTAAATATTTATTTTTATTATTTAATTCTTTGATACCTTGTAATGAAATTACAACCAATCTATCATATTTTAATGTTAAATAATTTTCTCCAGATTTAGATACAAACTTTTCATGTATTTCATCATATACGCTATCAAAAGGTGCTAAAGCAACTACTTCTGGATAATATTTATTTATTTCTTGAGCACTCAAACCAATTTGTAATTTATTTTCAAAATATTTATTTCCAATATCACTATTTTCATATTTAAAAACATCAATTTTTTCTAAATTTTCTAATACATTTGATAAACTATTTAATTTCTTTTTTAATCTTTCATCAGAATAAAATGCTACAATATCATTCTCACATAATAATTCATTTTTAATCCGTGCTTTTCCTTTTACTAGTAATTTTTCACCTGTATCAGTATTTGATGTACCAACTGTTAAAGTATTTGATAGAATACTAGTTCCTGTAACATATATATCTCCTGTTATATTTGTATTATTACTAACTGTTAAAATTTTATTTATAGTTACATTTTCTAGAAATGTTATATTTGCAGAAGATGTAACATTAAATACTTGTTTGATACCACCTGATATATTTTTCATAAATGAAAAACTATCATTACTATTATCAACTTGTAATTTAAAACCAGTTGTTGCACTCGAGTTTGTTCGTAGATTGATAATCGGATTGCTATTTATACCATTTATTTCTAATAATGGACTATCGTCTATCCTTTTAATTACTATTTGAGTATTTGATTCAAATCCAGAGTTACATTTTAATAAATTATTTATATTAGTTTCAGTTGATTTTATAACAACTCTTTCATTATTACCTTCTGTATAAAAAACCAGTTTTGCTGGTGTATTAAATCCTCTTATTCTTGTTTTATAATCTGTATTCTCAGTTTTACTAAAATCTATCCACCCCCCATCATCAAGACTTGATCTTATATCAATATAACCATAACCAGTACTATATTTAGCAATATGTACGCCAACCACTGTATTATTACTATTTAAACTATTATTTGTTCCAGTAATAGATAAAGAATTATTACTAAAATAATGATTTATGTAATTTATACTTCCTTTTTTTATGTCTCCTGACAATTTAATATTTCCTAGAACATCTAATTTTTCACCAGGTCCAGTTGTTCCAATACCAACATTGCCTGATGGAAATAAAATTATATCATCATTTATATCATTATTAGTTCCTATTATTAATTTAGCATTTTCGCCAGCAGCATCTATACTTGAACTATCTTGATACTGGATATAAGCATAATCACTACCTGAATTTACTTTACTTTTAAAAATAATACTAGATGCACCACCATTATTTCCATGCTCTAATATTATTGTTCCATTTGTACTTGAATGAGTAGTTCCAGTTGATTCATATATATGTAATTTTCCACTTGGACTACTAGTTCCTATACCAATTTTTTGAGTTACATATAAATCTTTTGTACATTGCACATCTTTAGTTCCTGTAACTTTGATTGTTGTTGATTCATTCATCTGCCACCCCCCTCCGTGATCGAGCCAATATATAGAACCATTCCCTTTTAAATTATACGAATCAGTAGTATAAAAAGCACCATTCGATAAACTTATAGCAGCTTTTGATACATTATTGCCAACAAATACAATTTGATTTGGATTTGAGTCACTATTAATATAATACTTATTACCAGAAGTTTTTGTTGACCAATACATACCCCATTCATTAGATGAATTTATTCTCCATAAGAATTGACTAATATCAGGACTTGCTAACATAGTTCCTTCGTCCGCAACATTAATAGATAATTTAGCATTATAATATTTGTCTGTAGTACCTATAGAAACGTTTGTACCATTTCCTTCAAAAATATTTGTACCAATATTAATTAAAGAATTTAAACTATTTCCACCAATTGTTAAACTTGCACAATTAAAATCACCATTTACATCTAATTTATAATTCGGATTATTTGTACCAATACCAACATTACCATCACTTTTACAATATATTGTATTTTCGGGTGCAGAATAAGCAATCTTTAATTGACCCCCTGTAGTATCACTACCATCTGCAATACAGAATTCATAATTATCATTATATCCAATTGTTGCATTTCTAGATGCACTAGATGTAGATTTTTTACCAAATATTAATTTACCATGACTACCGATTAAATCATTTCTTCCTAATCTCATTACACCATCAACATCAAGTTTATATACAGGGGCTGTAATACCAATTCCTACATTACCATTATAACTTATAATCATTTTAGTATTTTCTGAAGTTCTACCATAACCATCACCATCCAATACATCAAATAATATCTGCGCTCCTTTTAATCTTATACGATCAGGACCTGAAGTAGTTATCCAATCATTTCCAGAAAACAATAATAGTTCTTGTTTTTCACTTCCTGTAATATATATTCTTTTTTCAATAACACAGTTTCCATAATTGTTATCCCCATAAGTTCCTCCAAAATAAATAGTCTTTTCAGTTTCGTCATTAGTATTTTCACCTATATATATTTTATTGCCTGTGCGTATATTACCAGATACATCTAATTTATAAGTAGGATTAGTAGTTCCAATACCAACATTACCAGAAGAAGTAACTCTAAATCTTTCGGTTGCTGTAGTATAATCATTAGTACCAGAACTTAAACCTGTACTTAATACAATCCCACCATTATCAGCAGCAGAAGCAATATTTAGTACATTATCATTAGTATATATTCCAGCAATATCTTGAGCACCATCTTGTCTAAAAACGATATGAGATGTATCAGATTCATTATTATTGTCTGTATCAGATTCTAATATTAATTTAGTACTACCGCTAGTACCAGAACTTAAATGTAATAAACTTTGAGGAGATGTCGTTCCAATACCAACTTTTTTATCGTATGTTAATCTCATTATTTCATTTAAAATTCCTCCTCCAGCACTACCATCGCCTGTACCAGTATAAAAGCATAAATTACCATCACCTTCTGATTCTATACCATTATTAGTTGGTCTTCCATTCAAACATTTTATTCTACCTTGTGGTGTAAAATTAAGATTAGCATCAGTAAATACAAAATCTATATTAGTAGAAATATCATTACTCCATGCTCCTCCTAAATCACTTGTTCCATTTCCATTTCTCAAAGTTAATAATGTTGTATTTACTGTTGCAATTGAATTATTTGATATATCTAATTTTGTTTCAGGAGATGATGTACCAATACCCACATTACCATTTAATATAATTTTTGATATTTCACCATATCCCATATCTCTTCCAATTGTTAAACGATGGTTACTATCCCCTTCAAAATACATTAAAGAAGATATTCCTTTTCCAGTGTCATGAACTGCAATTTCAGTATTATTTAAACATTCTAATAATAAACCAGCAGTATTTGAATTCCACAAATTGCCACCTCCATAATTTTTATCCATAGAACCAATATTCAATGCACCAACTTGCAATTTATTATTGGTTCTAGCATATAAATCACCACCATTAACATATTGAATTCCCGTTATAATAAAATTACCATTAATATGTAGTTTTTCAGAAGGTTCGTTGATACCAATACCAATATTACCATTAGCAAGAATTCTCATTTTTTCAGTTAAACCAGTACCATTATGTGTACTAAATATTAAATCAGCTGCGGTGGTTGCATTTGTACATACAGCATTTATTTTAACGGAAGGACCCCATTCATTAGATAAATTAAATCCCAAAGAACATGCAGTTCCTATAGCACCTTGTCTTGAATTAATTAAACTTAAAGCACATAATTCTGTTGCACCTCCGGAATCACCACTTAATATAGCAACAGATGATCTACTTGTATCATCGCTTGTATTAGTACCTAGACCAACTTGCATAGGTACAATGAGTGTTTCTTGTCCAGTATTTACACCAAATTTATTATTAACTAATGCTCTATTTTCATAAATTTGAAGTGTATTATTTGTTTCATTACCAATGGATACAGGTAAATTTCCTTTTGATGTTATTAATAATTTGGCATTTGTACTACTACCTAATTGTTTTATTGAACAATCTGTTATACCTATTCTTTGTGTTCTATCAGATTTCTCTATAATTAATCCTTGTTTATTCGAAGATAAATCACCTGCTATTGTAACTAAACTACCATTTGCATAAGATGTATTTGTTAGCGAATTGGAATCTTTAAATATAATATCTCCTATATAATTTCCATTATCAGTTTGTGTCGACCATATATTTAAATTAATAGTTTCGTTATTTTTTTTTAAATTTCCATTTATATTTATATCTCCTTTTATTTCTAAAGTATTTGTACGATTGTATATTTCTGTATTTGGATTTGCAAAATATTCATTTGTATCATAACCTAAAATCATTTTCCGATTGTTTAAAATTACTGTTGACGAATAAATATCATTATTATTTGTACTTATTAATAAATTATCATCCTTATAGTTATATATTTTTATACCATCATTTACATTACCATTTGCTGATTTTAATATTATAAATGATTTAGAGTCAATTGTTGAATTCACATCAGATTTTAATATTATACCAGAGGCGTTTGCAATATTTCCAATTATATTAACAGATGAATATTTATCAGTTGAAGATCTTACAAATACTTCATAACTAACATTTTCAGGGTTAGCACTTGCACTAGGCCAGGTAGAAACATTTTCACTATCTTCCTGATATAAAATACTACTATATGAATTGTGAGATACATGACCAATCCAAAACCAAGGAGCACCACTTCTTCCATCATTAAAATAAGCATACCTTTTATCTGTTAAACTTGAATCAATAGCTGTCATATGTGTTCCAGAATATCCTCCATACCATCCACCTTGATATGTAGTAGGGACACTTTTATCAATTCTTAACCATTTATCAAAAGTTGAACCATCTTTTACTAATAATATTTCATCTTTATCACTTGGATATGTTATAGACCATTGACTTGTTGTATTATAAGCTGTTCCATAATTCACACCTTGTAAATCATCATCTTTATAAAACCAAGTAGTAGATGATGCTGGTAAATGTTTTACCCATACCCATCCTTCAACACCTGTTTTTTCTTCAGCCAATTGTTCTAATAATTGTGTATCAGTATAAGTTCCTGTTATTTTCAAATAAGGTAATTCAGTTCTAATATTTGTATCAAATGCATTACTAATTACATTACCACTAACTCTTGTAATTTCTTTATCTATATAATTACTTGAATTTATAGATAATTCTTCTCCATAATTACTTGAATTTGTAAATAATTCTGTATTATAATTACTTGAATTTGTAAATAATTCTTCGTTATAATTTGAAGAATTATTTAGAGCAGTTGATATTTGTGTATCAGAATATGTTTCTAATTCGCTTGTAACTTGTACAATTTCTTCATTTGTATAATTACTTGAATTTGTAAATATTTCTGTCGTATAAGCTCTATTATCTGTTGATTTTGTATTAATTGTAGTTGTAATTCCAGATGTTATACCATTTATATCAGTTCTTGTATAAAATATAGTATTTTTTAGATTGTCTTCAGTTAAAAATGATGTATCTATATTATTTAAAAAATTACAATTAATTTTATTAATTTTTGATGTTGAAGAACCGATTTCGATAGTATTTTTTTCAACATTAATATTTGTATCCAATATTAATCCATTTTCACTAATATTTAATAAATTACTACTATTAACGATGTCATATATATTTAATAAACTTGATGGATTTGTTGTACCTATTCCAACTTTGCCATTATAATATATTTTGTTTAAATCATTATCATTAATAAATGTATTTGTAACATTAATATAACCATCTATAGATATATCTATATTTCTTCCTTTTGTTAAATTTGTATCTGCATATATTGTTGTTAATTTATTATCAATAACTTGTAACTTTTCAGTATCAATATCAATAAATGGTATATTAGTAATATCATTATAATTAATTATATAATGTTTTGTTTGTGTATCACTCATTTACTTAATACTATTATATAAAAAATATCA